TCAATGATTCCCATACTGTTCGCACTAATGATACCAAACCGTCTAGGCGTTGACGATCTAGGCAGCACCCATGCTTCATAACCATCTGGAAGAATCATGCCGACTCCAAGCGGAATCAATCTCAGCTCACCTTTTTTCATTGCCACATCTTCTGCCGCTCTCAGGTCAATCCAGTCTCCATTTGTTACTCTGAAAATTTTTCTCACCTTGTCACCCATGCTATTCGCAAAATACTTAATACTAATTTCCATTGTAAAAATCCTCTATCTTTCTTTCTAGGTTTATCCCGACTCTAAACATTCATTCTTCAACGCTTTCAGAAAGCAACTCACTTGATTTCCGAATCAGTTCACAAGCCTTATATGCAGGACGATGAAAATTCTCACTTGCCTTTTATCTGTTGGCAGCTCAGCTAATCCACCGTAATGTCTCTGAGAATCAGCGTTAATCTCCGCCTGACTTCTTCTTGTCTCTGTACTTCTTTTCACTGTTCATCACTCCATTAACTCAAATCTGTATTTCTGCTTCACATCTGGGTATTTCACGTGGTCAACCTCGCTCACGAACATTCCATAAGGTCTGCTCCAAATAGCTCCGTCTTCACATTTATAAACCACGTAAAATTGCCCCGGTGCTTCTGTATCCTGGCTGATATGTAAAACCTTAACTGTATGTCCCTTGAAATGTCTATATGTTTATCCTGCAACAACATTTCTATCGTTATCTACTGGAACTTTTCTCTTGAAGTATTTCTCACAATCCGCAAGGTCACAATCAGTATAATTCAAAGGACTTTCATCATCCCATTCTCCGATGTCTGCTTCATCTATATGAAGATATTGTGTAAATACATCTTCCAACATTTCCAATTCTGCTTCAAAACTTTCTTTATCAACATCGCCATTCGGATCTACAAAATACCCACTTACTTTAAATATCTTTGCCATTGCTATTCTCCTTATCTTCTAATATAATCTCCACCTAAGACCAAGCCCAAACAAACGCAACCGCAATCGCAGCTATATGAATGAATTTCCATAATACCCACAGAAATTCACTGTTTTCGTTCTTCCGTTGATTATTAATCAAATATATCCATATTGCACTATAACCGATTATTCCAACCACAATGCTTGCGATTCTTAACCCCAGCTTAATCTGTTCCATGCACATTCTCCTCTTCTAACAGTTCAGGATTGTCAAATACGTTTCCGACAACTTCCATCTCATTTAACTTGATATACGTGTCCGTAAGTGGCATCGAATAACAGAACGGCTCGCATTTACTTAATTCATCCGTTGGAATCACTTCATAATGCCATCCAATTACACTGTCTATTACTTCTTCACTTTCCACTTCTATGACGTTAAACTCTCCGAATACTGCTTTTACAAGATCATCCGGATTACCATGACACATCAAAATGTCGTTTTCCCATATTTCCTCGCCTTTTAAATCAGTCAAATTCACATATCGGCAAATCGTATTTTCATCAATCAGAAATTCACCCTCAAGACTTTTATCGTAAATATAATTCTCGTCACTAAGATAGCCATGTACCCATGTTCCGTTGAGATGCTCATTACCTGAAGTTGCATGAATATGTTTCGCTCTGGAAAGCATTTCTCTATTCATAACTGTCAACCACCTCCAACTTTTTCAGATCCTCGATAAGCCACGGTTCGTAGTCTTCCCATTTGACCATTGGGAGGTCTAGGTTAAATGCGTAAAGTCCTATCGTATTACTGCTCGTGTACAGCCATTCGTTTAAGATAAGTCCTTTTTTGGGCTTTACACTCCACGCAAACAAATCACCATCTTCATCCCTTGTAATATACTTATACTCTTCTTTGATATAGTCCAAAAATGTTCTATCACTCTTAGAAATAACAGGTAGTTCAACATATTCTGACTCAGCCCATTCTTTTAACAAATACCTGCTTCTGCAATTACCCTTCACACGGAACATGCATTTATCGCAATCAAAACCATTGCATATTACTGGGCTTTCAGTTTCCTTATCAACTGCAATATATTCACAATTACATACAATCTCCACAATCTCTTTTTGATATCTCTCTTTATTCTTCATTCTTATTACTCCTATCCTTAGCGCACTCATCACAATCACCATTTGCAGCTCCGAAGCAACCGTAACAAGCATTTTCCTGTTCTTTATTCTTCATCTCTTACCCTCCAAAAGTTTCTCTGTTACTTTACATCTTTCAATCAACTCAAGATTGCATATTGTTTCACCGTTAGCGTCCAACATACTACCTTTACATTTTGGCGTTAGCAATTTACTAAGCCCAAGCAGAATAACCCTCTGATTTTCCAAGATTTCTCTGTTAATATCCATCTCTTCCACCTCGCTTAACAATTTCAATGGCTTTCGCCCAATTATCACAGGAACATTTATCAGAAAATGCATAAGTCGTTCCCTTTGATTCGCTATATCTTCTAAGTGCTTCTGATTCTTCACGCTTTAATTCATTCAGAACTTTTTCCACATCAAACGCTGTCGGTTGTTCTTCTATTTCCATAAGCATGGATACCGCAATATCTGCCAACGAAACCATTTCATCTTCGTCTGGTGCTTTCGGTTTTAACCATTTCTCGCATTTTCTCATCAGTAAATCCGTATCAATCAGTCTTTCCATTGTCCGCCCTCCCGTTCCATTCCGCAATTACTTCATTCAAATTGTACCCTGTCGGATAAGATGTTGCCGGCACCGGACAGTCTGGATTATTGCATTTGACCATGTATATTGTTCCACCGCTTGACCAATGTTCTATTATCGGTTTTCTTTTGCAGAGCGGACATAATTCTAATTTCTCCATTAATCATTCTCCTTTGTATGGTTTCGGAAGTGGCATCCAGGCATTTACAAACAATCCATAACTTGAATATGATTTTCCATCATCTCCCGGATAGAACGTGCCACCATCGTCATTTTCTTCATATCGCGCGATATCGGGCATTGTGGAGTTTTCAAACGATACCAGTATATAGCTTTCATCTTTGGGAAGTCTCTCACTCACTGGAATCCACTTCTGACTTTGTAGCGCAATAGCAATTTTCGCAAGTTCGATAGCATCAAGCCATTCTCCACATTTTTCTTTTTCCTCAAACTCCGCTAACTTCTCCATAGCTTCTGCCAGCTTGTTCTTGTCCTTAATCACTGCTTTACCGCAGTGATAGGTTGTTAATCTTTCCTTCATTCTCTCACCTCTTCCAGCAAGCCATTCACTACCAATTCACACTCGATCTCGGTTGCTGTCCGTTTGTCGCTGAATTTACAGTTTGGATTCTTGTGTATCCTTGCATCTTTGATCGGCCACTCTGTGTCCGTTCTTCACGCAGAGATAGTAACTCTCTGCGCTTTTCGGAAGTCCTCGGCAAGGCTTGAACCCGAACCGCATAAACTCACTTGCCTTTACCTTTGGTCTTAATCTCACGATATCTCACTCCTTTTTCATACTTTGTACATTCCGACGGATCACAACCACGTTCATGGTCAGTGATTAAAATATAGTCGCAGCCTTTTCTTGCGTCAGATGCACGGTATTTACAAGTTCTGCACAAATGCCTGTCTCCGTTGAAGCATTTCTTTTCCCTCTCAGCTTTCTTAAGCTTCCCACCGTATATTCCGACAGTTCCAGGATGGATTCCAGTCTCTTCCGAAATCTGCTTATATGTCTTTCCCTCTTTCATCATCTTTTTGATGATCGCTTTCTTTTCGCTTGGTTCTTTCATTTCTTCCTCGCTCTCTAAATCTCATCATCTGCTGGAAACCGGAATACCTTCGGATGGTCAAGCATGCAATTACCTTTTGTAAAAAGCCTTGATATTTTTCTCTGCACATTTCCATAGCCTTGATTGCTTTCTCTTCACTGGAATATTCGCCTAAAATATAAACTCTATCTCCTTTGCCGAGGTCATTCCCCGGAAACGTTCCAACGATTGTTGCCATATTTTTTGAATATGTGGATATTGCAAGCAATTCATAAGGCGCATCCAGTAATCCGCTCTGACTAATGATTCTCATAACTAACTCCACCTTTCGTATTCCATGCGCACATGTCGCAATCCTCAGGACATACATTTGCCTTTATTGCTCTTTCGCACATCTCCATTTTCAATTTCCTATCATCCTCAATGTCCTTGATAAAACCGAGTTTCCTCAAGATTTTATGAATCAGTGATTCTCTTCTCACTTTATCTCCTTCTTCCTCTGTGATACTTCACTTTATTGTTTTTGATTGCATCCAATACAGTTCTTTTCAATTTTTCATCTGTAATCGCTATCACTTTCCCATGTTCCAATCTTCTTTCTTCAACAAGATATATAACGTTGCTCACC